TCCCCCTCACCTTGTATTGAGTCAAATATTTCTGAATATGCATATACATTATTATTCATCTTTTATAGTATCTTCCGGGTTCCAATTTATTTCTTCTTTTAGTTGATCATACCATCTATCGATTCTTCCTTGTGTAAGAGTAGGTTCATTATCTTCATCTATAGGTAGACCATAGAATAAACCATTCTCATCTATACCTTTTGATTCTGGATATTCATAATCATCTGTTGATACTCTACCAAGTATTGTACCACCATTCTTTAGTACTACATCAGCCATCATTCCTAATGCATCAACAAAGTTATGTCCATAACCTATTTGATCTCCTAAACCATACAGTGCAACTTTCTGTCCTGTAAAGTCTATCTTACTAAATGTTTGATAAGTATCGTTCCAATCATCAGAGTATTGACCATATTCATCTAATCTAGGTTCACACCAAGTAGGTGCACCTAATACTAATAGATCACAGTCTGTAAAGAAACTTTGCTCACACTGATCTATCTTTTGCATACTACACCAATAGTTATTTGTTGCAAACTTTCTTAGTATCATTTCTCCAACTGACTTTGTAAAACCAGTCTCTGTTCCATATATTAGATTTACTTTCATCTTCTTCTTCCTGTACCGTGTTTTGATCTTCCTTGTATGTCTCTTTTAACTCTTCGTAATAAGTTTCTTTGTTTTCTTCTAGCATTATCTAATGCTAATCTGCTTACACCTTCTAAGAAGTTAGCTCCTTCAAGATGTTCAAATTCATGTTGAAATATTCTTGATGATATTCCATTGAATCTTTTTGTAATTGAATTGCCATATGGATCTTGAAAGTTGCATCTTATCATTGCAGGTCTTTTCTTTTTGATATACAATCCAGGATAACTTAGACATCCTTCTTCTAGTAATACTTCATCACCAGCATGAGCAGTAATCCTTGGATTGAAACATACAAATCCTGGATCACCTTCCATAACAAATACTCTATATGGTAATCCTAATTGGTTAGCAGATAATCCAATACCACCAAAGTATCTCATATGTGCTAATAAATCTTTACCTAACTCTTCTGGATCTACTGGTGGATTCTGAAAGTCAAATCTATCCATTTTAGTTGATAGTATTGGATCAGTTTCATCAACTAAGTTATACTTCTTCTTGAAGTCGTCTTGAGGTTGTCCTTGTAATTTTTGTGATTTCATTCAACTATCCTAGAAAAGTTTTTATACTTCTCGAATCTCACTACGTTTGAGAACTTATCGAGAAGTTGATCTGTCTTGTGGCTTATTATAATGATATTTGTATCAGAAGTCAACTCTTTTATTATCTTTAAGAATTCATCAGTACCTTGAGTATCTAAACTACTATCAAATATCTCATCCATTATCAATATATTTGTACTTGCACTATTCTTTAACTTAGCAATAGCTCTCCAAGTAAACAATAATGCTAAGTCTATTCTCATCTTCTCACCTTCTGAGAAAGATGCATAAACAAATTCATCTCTATGTCTTGATCTAATTGTTTCTTTGAAGTCTTCGTCTAAGTTAAAGTCTACAAAGAATTCCATTGCAGCAAGATACTTGTTTATCAATTTGTTCATTACAGGAACATATTGTTTGATAATCCTAGACTTGATACCAGTATCCATTAGTAATGTTCTTGCTGTATCAAATACTGCTTGCTTTCTTCTTAGATCAACTCTTTTAGTTTTGTATTCTTCTATATCTTCTTGTAAGTGTTCTAACCTTGCATATGCTTCTTCTTGATCACTAGCTTCGAAAGACTTCTCTGCAATCTCATTGTTAAGTCCTTGAAGTATGTCCTCAAGGATAGTGATGGAAGTTCTCTCGTTCTCAGCTTGCTTCTCCTTTGCTTTAGCCTCATTCTGAATATCTTTGAGTGTCTCGATTCGTTCTGAGTTAGATTGGATCTCTTCTTCGAGTTTAGTAAGTCCGCTTGTAGTTTCACTGATAGCGGTGTTTGATTCTTGAGCTTTTTCTTCTCTATAGTCATCTGGTATCTCCTGTCCGCATGTATCACATATGTGATTATCTTGGTAAAATTTAAGTTGTTTTTTAAGTTTAGTGAGTTTCTTTTCTATCTGTCCTTCGAGTGTTAGAAATTGTTGTACTCTATTGGAGACAGACTCTAGTGGTTCACATTGTTCATATAAAGAGTCAGCTTCACCTATAAAGGTTTCTAAAGATAACTTGTGCTCATCTATTTGGTTAGATGTCTCGTCAATTTTATCTTTGATTTCTTGTAGCTGAGCGTCTTTATTCTCTTGTACTTTACTTATATAGTCTTCTTGAACTTTCACCTTGTCATCAAGTAAGTTCAACTGATAATCTATATCTTGTAATTCGTTTTTGTTTATCGCTATCTTGTCTTTCAACAATGCAGCCATTACACTAAAGATTTGTATATCAAGTAAGTCTTCTATAACTGTTCTTCTATCAGTAGTTGATAGTTGCATGAACGGTACAAAGTTTCTTGATCCAAGTACTACAATCTGTGTAAATGATTTGTAGTTCATCTTTAGAATATTTTGTTCTAATATTTTTTGATAGTCTTTTGTATGAGCATCTTGGTTAAGTAGTTCACCATTCTGATATACTTCAAATGTTCTTGGTGCATGACCTCTACATACCTTGAAGCTATTGGATCCTACTTTAAACTCTACTTCTACTTTTAGATGTTTCTTGTTTACACTATTGACTAGTTGTGGATTGTTTACCTTTCTAAAAGGTTTCATATACAATGCATAAGACAATGCATCTAAGAAAGTAGACTTACCAGCTCCATTCTCACCTACAATAAGAGTATCTTTATGTGTTGCTAAGTCTAACTCTGTCCATGTATTACCATACGACAGGAAGTTCTTGAATCTAATCTTCTCAAATATTATCATAATATATTACGAAACTTGTAAGGCTTCGTCATACAGCTTTCTTAACAAAGCTGTCAAATCTAATTTATCGTTCTTTATCTCTAAGTTATCAACATAAGTGTTGAGTATAGTTATTGTGTCTTCTGCTTCATCAATTATATCTTCATCATCTTCTAAGTCTAAATGTAAGTGATCTTGTACAACTTGTATTTGCATTGGATCAACTTTCTCTAGCTTTTCAATATACATATCAAACAAAGCTGGATTATCTTTATTCTTTATGATAACCTTTACAATACATCCATTGTAGTTATCAAACTCTTTTGTCTGTTCTAACAGACCAGCCATATCTAAATCTGTATCATCATACCATATCTTATGAAATAGTACATTAGGATTAGGTATAAACTCTATTGTTCTTGTATCTGTATCTAAGATATGGAAACCTTTTTGATCAGCATAATCACTCCAAGTAAGTTCATATCCTGTACCAAGATAATTTATGTTTCCATTCTGAGACTTATGATGATAGTGGCCACTACATACTAAATCAAACTTCTTTAGCCATGCATCTGATATACCATGATCTATAACAATAGACTTATTCATTTCATAACCAGATAGTTCTAAGTGTCCTAGAAGTATTTGAGCATCAGTCTTGTCAGCCATAACAAAAGTTTGTTCTGAGTTAGCATCACATATCCAAGGTACAAACATTATCTTTGTTCCATCAAACTCTACAACATCAGGTTGTACATAAGTTGTAATGTTATCATACTCTTCTAGTAGAAGATCAATACTGTTTAGTTCTAATGTATTCTTATAATAACTATCATGGTTACCAACCATAACGTGCATATGAATACCTCTATCAGCTAATCCTTGGAAGAACATTTCTTTTGATCTTTTCAAAGAAGTAAATGCAATATACTTTCTTCGATCAAAAGTATCTCCAAGATTGATAACTGTATCAATACCTCGCTTATCTATTTCTGGAAAGAATACTTCATCATAAAACTTTTGCATATGATCTGCAATCTTCTTTGAATCATTTCTCGCACCGAAATGTTGGTCTGTCACTAAAGCTATTTTCATTACATCATCTCATCTAACGCATCATAATCGTGATCTTCGAACACTCTTATCTTAAATGTACCATCTGGCATGTATTCTACTTCATGAGCAAAATCATAACCTTGCTCAGTTAGTTTACCTACATTGATAGTGAATTGTCTATAGTCGTCTTTACTTAGTATTACTTCCGTCATTATTATCCTCTACAAAATTCTCTAATCCTTTTTTCTTCTTACGAAGTTCTTTTTTCTCTGCTTCTTTCTTTTCGAAGTTTTGAACAAAGTCTGTCATGTATGGTGTATCAAGATTAATATATGCTCCTTGATCACCTTGAGAAACTCCATCAGTATGTGTTGCGAGTTCATCAAATACAATTGATCTTTCTAATGATTTGTGTTTTATGTAGAGTTGTTTCTTCTCTCTTTGTATTCTTCTTAAGAATGCAAAGTAAATAATTTGTGTGAAGTATGCAAATGGATTAGTTGATTTTTCTGGATTGAAGTTGCCAATATAGTTGACACAGTTTTCAATACCATCACTAATCATTTCATCTCTGTATGTATAGTTTATAAAGTTTGGTCTAGTAGATAATCTATTTGATATCTTCAATAAACACTCACCAATGTATTCTGGTATCCTTGGTTTATCTGCTCCAGACTCTTCTGCTTCTTTTACTGAGTTTAAGTATTCAACCATCTCAGCGTATAATTTTTTATTGTCTACGTAATGTTCAGACTTTTTGTTTGCTCTTGGCATAATTAATGTATAGTTGTATTGGCATCAGGTATTTGTTCTTCATCATACTCTCCAAATTCCTCTTTACCAGTTATTGCTCTCTTTATAGTTTTTTGGATCATATCTTCTAATCTATTGTTATCATCCAACGTAACTACTTCACCTCTGCTTTCTGTAAACCTTTTATAATGCTCGATTGTATTATCCTCTAAATCGTACATTAAGGCAACAACTTTTGACTTTTTTATTACTGCTTTATTTACTTTTGTGAACATTAGCCAATGTGAAACGGACAACATAGGTCCTAGTGCTGAATTATTTTTATGAACTACTACTGGATTAGTAAGTGTAATCTCTAAAGGTCTTGGACCTTCTTCTACTTGAGCTATAAGCTCTTCACCACTTACTAGTTTTATTGTTGCTAAATTATCCATTAGTTTTTTAGTGCTACCTTATATAATTTATATTTGAACTTCTCTTCATTATACATCTTTATTCTTTCTGCAAAGTGTTCTAATGTATAATTCTTTTTTGATCTCCATTGCATATTGTCTGCAATATCAAACAAAGTACATATTTGTTTTTCATCAGCAGTTCTTAGACCTCTACCTATACTTTGTAAAACTCTAATTCTACTTTTACTTGGAGAACAAAATACTATATTGTGTAATCTCTTAATGTTGACACCAGTACTAAATGTTCCAAAACTAGCAACTATGATAGCGTTGCTCTCTTGTTCTACTATGTGTCTTATCTCTTCTCTAGCACTTCCATCTACTTCACCACTTACAAAAAATATCTTTCTATCTTTGTCTATACTATTTCTGATAGTAGTTTCTATTTCTTGATAAAGAGGTTTACCATGCTTTTCTACAAATTGATATAACATCAATGTATTACCATTTAGACTCAATGCTAAGTTTCTAAGAAATCTATTCCTTGATTCGTTCCTTACCAAGAAGTCTACCTCGTCCTGGTATTTATCTTTTGAATGTAGTTTTTTAACTTCATCTGGATATTGAAGCTCTATACATTTTACATTAAACTCTGATAATGTTCCTTTCTTAATTAGTTCATCTGTCGTTGTAACTTTTTCTACAGATCCAAACAATCCTTCTAATACTAATCTATGAGTAAGAGTTCCGTCTAATGTTCCTGTGAAACCAAATCTATATGGAGTACCAACAAGTTTAGTCATTATAGAAGTTAGAGATTTACTTTTGAACAAATGAGCTTCGTCTCCTATAACTACATCAAACTGCTCGAACCATTTCTTTGGCATCTTATGTATTGATTGCCATGTACTAATTGTTATTGGATTATCTGTTTCTTTTTCTACACCTGCTGTAATCATATGTGGATCACCTTGATATCCATATGACTTAAAGTCTCCAGCCATTTGTTGTACTAATGATATAGTTGGAACAACTATCAATGTTTTTTTGTTTAGATATGCTGCAAGTAGATATATGATAAGCGACTTACCACTAGCTGTAGGAGATAACATTAATGCTCTTTTCTTTTTTATTGCATGAGCAAATGCATCTAATTGATAGTCTCTAATCTCAAAAGGTAAATCTAATGTGCTTGCAAACTGTTTAGCTTCTTGTAAACTAAACTCGTCATCTGCATATGCTGGATCTATTTCTAAGTTGTAATCTCTTTCATCACAAAACTTTTGAACGTGTGGAAGTAATCCTGAGTATATCTTTTTTGTTTGAGCATTAAATAATCTTATCTTACCATCCCAGAATTTATTTCTTACTGCTGGCATGAACTGCATACCAGGAACAGTAAAGGTAAAATAGTCTGATAGTTCAAAACATGAGCCACCATCACAATCAATCGTCATGTAAACTTCGTTTACTTTTTTAACTGTTAATGTTTCCATTACGCTCCAACTTTAAACTTCTCCCAATTGATAGCTGCGTTAATGTTGAATCCTCTACTATTCAACGAGGTAATGATTGCTTCTAAGAATTTAACTTTCTCTTTTTGCATTGCAAGTTTAAGTTGGTTGTTTACCCAGTCTTGGTTTCTGTCAATATGATATTGTAAGTCTTGTTTTAGAATCTTAAGCTGACAGGGTTCCCAGCCTCTATCTTGACACATCTCATAATCAAAATTACCTTGATAGTATTCCCAGAGGTCTGTATATAATTGTTTGCTTTCTAATTCTTGTTTCTTTAGTTTGAGTCTTTCTGTTGAGAATATCTTAAAGTACTTAGAATGAATCTGAGGTATACGAATAGCTTCTTCACCTAATTCAGTTCTATCTACATTAGCATCTTTACTCCACAGATTTTGAATTTCTTCTAGCGTCATATTTTTTCTCAAAGTATAATCGTACAGTTGCTTTTCTCCATACGGCAACCATAAACAAAGTCATAGTACTGGCTATTGTAATCTGTAACGCATTAAAAGACAACAGGTCAAGGCAAATATATACAATAATAAAGTTCAAAGGAAACATAATTAATGTTCCTAAAAATGTATCTATTACTGCCTCTCTTATGGCTCTCTTTTTATTATCTTTCAATGTTAGCTTACAAAGTCAAATTTTCTAAATTTGAAAGTAGCTGTACATTCTACATAGTCAACATCTGATAATGTTGTATTGAAAGGTACGTCAGTTAATCCTGTTGGATAAACGTCAGTAAATTGAATCTCCTTATTAGGATTCATGGCACTATTTAACACATGCAATGTTGCATCACTAAATACTTTTTCTTCACCCATTGGACTATCAATCTCTTTACCCCATGCTGTAGCTTGTCCTTCAGCTGCATCAAATCCATCTATTCTTGTTATAGATTTTATCCAGTTAAATATTTCCAAGTAGTTTGCCATATCCTCATCTACTCTAAATGTTACTACTAGATCACCAAATGTAACTAAGTCTCCTGGAAATTGGAGCTTAGTTGAAAAAGCTGTAGGCAATGGTAATTCACCAACTGTAATAGAAGGTATAGCAACAGCCTGTGCAAAGAAGTTTACCGTCGGCATCTTCTTTATTTGGAATCTATATCCTAGAGGGGATAAGAAGTTAGTTGATTTTGGATCTGTATTAAAAGCCATAACAGTATTTATAATACACTATTATGGCTTAGAAGTCAACTTACTTAGAATTTACGAAGTCGTTGAATTGTTTTGCAACAGTAATGACATCCTGGGCAGTCATTGGAGTTTGTAACTCCGTTGGATATTCTGGCCATGGAACGTCTTTCTGTTCCTGTGCTCTACAAACCATATTGTGATATCTGTCTGTAATTGCGTGTCTGTTATCTTGCAATAACCCTTGTGCTTGCGAAAGCAAGTCGGCTCTTATTTCATAGCCTGATTTTGATTCTGACATAATTTCCTCCTGTGTGTATGTGTGTTACGTCAATATCGCCGGTGGGAGTCATGACTCCCCCGACTTGCATATAAGTATATGCTAATTGTATTTATAAGTCAACAGCTAATTGTTTATTAATTGTGATGATATCTTGAAGAAGATATCTTGCAGCGTCATTAGTATACTCAGAGAATCCATTCATATACATGAAGAATGATGGATCACGCTGAGCATCTTCATCATCTTGAACTACCCATCTAAGAGCTTGCATTCTATTCTCTGCACCAAGCTCTTGTTGGATCCAGAATAGTCTTTCTTCAAACTCTTCGAGTCTTTCAACTTCATGAGCCTTCTCAATCTCATACTGCTCGTTAGCATACTTATTGAGCTCATCAAGATCAACTCTAAGCTGCTCGACAGTTCTATTGTTATAGAAGTCGCCTCTAGGTCTCATCCCATAAGCACGCTTGTACTCATCTGAGATATACTGGAGCAGTTGCTCCTTCTCTGACATTTGATCCCACTCTTTCATTACGCTACACTCCTTTGGTTTGTATATTCAACTTCCTCTGGGAAAGCATTTTCACCTGGTACAAATCTTATCATCCACTCACCTTCTTCGGCATCATAGTACTTTTCCTTTGTAACATTTGCCCAAAACTCGTCATTACCTTTCTCTTGTAAGACAGCTGACTTGATCATTTGATCTTTAGTTATATATCCTAAAAGATAAAAGTCAAGCAACATATCACCAAAAGGCACTCTACCATTAGACTTCCATCTAACAATATCACCATCAAAGAAAGCTCCTTTAGCTTTTCCTTCTACTGAGTCACCTTCGTATGAAGGAAACTTTGCAGAAAGTCTATCAGCTTCAGTAGCATTTCTGTTAGTAAATAAACCAACATCAGCTCCATACGGAATAGCTCTATAGCTTCTACCAGCTAACACATACTGGTCGTCAGGTGATACTCCATTAGGTGCTTCTCTTCTAGGCTTATCTTCCCAGTTATAATAGTCTTTTACGATTTCAAAATTTTCCATGCTTTTCTCCTTACTTAACATACAACTATTATCTCCAATATCCGATTTGAAGTCAACAGTTATATGAAAAAAAACCAAAAAAAAGAGGAGCCGAAACTCCTCTTTAAAACAATATGTAACCGAGATTACATTATGTTGTTAACAAGTACTCTTCTGTAGTATTTGTTTGCGTTGTCATCTAATGCACCTGCTGCTGATAAAGCATCTGTTCCTCTTGCAAAAGGATTCTCAACCACGCCGTAACGAGTTTTGAAACCAATTTTAGGTTGGAAAGTGTTTTCACCAACCGCTCTCACCATTTGTAGTGGAACGTATGGGCAGTAGAATAATCCAGCGTCAAATGCGCTTGATCCTTTGTAACCAACTGTCATGTAGTGAACACCACTTGAAGGAGCAAAGTATGGATCGATAAACACTCTGATTCTACCGTTAAGAACACCAGCAAAAGTATTACCTGTGTCATCAACTTGTAGGTTGTTAGAGTTTAAAGCAGGAGTATAATCTAATACACCAGCCATTTGAAGAGCAGAAGCGACGTCAGATGAACATAACATGATGTTCCCTTTACCTCTTCTTGTTCCTCTTGCGATCTCGTTAGCTTCTCTTTCAATTTGGAACATAAGACCTTTGAATTTTTCAACCATCCATCTACCATTTGAGTCGACATCTAAGTCGAAAGTACCAGCTGAGCTAACATTTTGTTGAGCACCAGTAACAGCAACTAGGTTAACTGTTCTGACAATCTCTCTGTTAATCTCTGCTAGAATCTCTGTAGATAAGATATTTGCTAATTCAGTCTCAGCATCAAGACCATGAATTGCTTTTAAGTCTTGTGCTAGTTCCATTGAGTATTCAGCTTTTAAAGCTCTTGATTTAGCTGTAACAGCAATTTTCTCGATTGAGAAAGCCATTTCAGCAAAAGCAGTATTACCACTTGAACCAAGTGCTTCAGCTTGAGCAATTGACATACCTTCAGCAAAGTTATAAGAAGTACTGTTACCTGATGGCTGAGTACCGTCTTGTGATTGACCTAAGGTATTGTTACCAGAACCTGCGACCACAGTTGAGAATTCTGTATTTGCTTCGTTGTAGAATGCTTCATCTCCGGTCTGAGAAGAATATCTGCTTCTCATTGCGAAAATTAATCCTGTAGGACCTGTCATAGGCTGAACACCTACTAAGTCATATGCTACAAGATTAGGCATTGCTCTACGAACTAAACTAATCAATACTGGGTCATAGTTATCTATGTTTGAACCAGTAGCGTTAGCTGGAGCAGCCTCTAATAAAGATGATGGACCAAATGATGCATCTTCTTTAAGAGCCTTCTCAGTGTTTTCCAAACAAACAGCTGTAACTGATTTCTTGTGACTGTCCCCTATCTCAGGTAGGTCAGCATGCTCAATTATTGGTTGCCATTTGGACTGTAGTTCTTCGTATTGGTATTGCATTGTTGCCTCTCTTATTTTACCTAACGTTATTTTCTAACAGTTCGCGATATAGCGTCTGCATAATTGGCTATAGACTTAGGTAGTACTGGTTGAGCTTCCTCATCCAATTCTACTGGGTCTTGATCTTCAACGTCTGAAGATGTAGCCGCCTTATTGTCGAAATATGATTCTTTCAAAGTGTTTAACTTCTTCTCAAAATCTTCGACGTTATCATAATCTAAACCTTCCGATAGAGCACGGAGTTTTTCAATTTGGGTTTCTGCTAAGCCATCTGTAGCTTCAGCAAAAATGTTCTGTACTTGAGCTTCGATTAAATCGTTACCCAATGATATCTTAGAAGATGTTTCCTCTTCTAATTTACCTTCTAATTCTTCGATTCGATTCTGCATGTCTGTGAGTACATCTGAATCAGCGTCTTCAGGAATAACAACATTGTGTGCTTCCATTAGACCTCTAAGGCCGTTCATGAAAGATTCTGCTACTTCTACTTTTAGAGAGCTCTCTATAGCCACTTGATTCTCTTCCATCCACTGTTCACTTAAGTAGTTGATGTAATCATCTACTTTATTTGACATATCTTCTGCAAGATCAGCTTTAGCTTCTGCTAACTGCTCATCAAATGCAATTGAATATGATTCGTTGATTTCAGATACTCTAGCGTTTACTGCTGCTTCAAAAACAGTTTCTGCTTTCTCTCTTAATTCTTCGTCGAGATCCTCTCCAAAGATAGCATCTATATCTTCCTTAACACCGCCACCATGTCCTGGTGCCATACCTTTTGATCCTTGTTGACCAGGTGTTACTGATTCAGCATCTCCTGATGGTCCACCAAGTTTTCCTTCGCCTGCAGCTTTGTCAGCTTTACGCTTAGGAGATTGTGTTCCTTTAGCAGATATTAAATCTTCACCTTTTGACTCAGATCCTGATTTCTCGCTTGAACCACCTGGGTTAGGTGCTGTAAAACCAACAGCTTTATCTGCAGGTCTTTTATTGCTTCCTTTAACCACAGGATCAGCGACAGCTGAATTCTCACCGCTGGCCTTAAACTCGTCAAGTTCAACTTGCTCTTCGGCCACAGCTTCGATTTCTGTCTGATTCGAACTTTCTAGTTCATTAGCCATTTTTTTCTCCTCGTAGTTTGAGTCTATACTTATGTGTATATTATTTATAAATTATAGGTTTACAGGGTATTTAGGAATTTTTCGAACAGTTTTATTGAATTTTCGTTCAATTTCTGTACCGATTCGTTCCCGGTTCTTACTACTTCCTCTATAACTGCTTGGCTTTGCCAAGAGTTAGTAGCGGCGTCGTAAACCCACTCTACTCCTTCCATAACACCATTCACAAATGCGTTTGGTGCAGAAGGATCAGCGACAATATCACCTGCAGTAGCAAGTTGGAAATCACCCTGTACTTCATTGATCCCATCACTGTTTAGTCTTAGAGACCCCATACCTCTTGATGAAACACCTAAGTTGGCACCTTCATCAATTAAAGATTTTACAATCTTTCCGTATGGAGTATCCATGATCTTTGCTTTACCTACATAATTATTTCCTTCTCTTTTAAGGTCCTTCATCATATGAGAAACTCTTTCTAAGTTAATAGTTGGTCCTTCTGGATGGCCAAGCTCTCCATATGCTCTGTTGTTTTTTATGTAAGTGTCGTTGTATCTGTTGACCTCTTTATCTAATGTCTCCATTGGATACATTCGGCCGTTTCTGTTCTTGATGCCACCTTGCATGAAAATACCTTCAATAAAGTAATTCTTTCCATTGCCGTCTTTGGCTTCTGTTATCACTGCTTCTACATTATCAAAGTTTTGTTCTGCAATTAGCTTCATAAATTCTCCTAATTAGTAAATGCTACCGGTGTAAATTTACCAGCGCTAGCATAAATTTTATCGCTTGGAGCCTTTTGGATATAATGTGAGCCAGCTTCTAAAGTAGTGTTACCAACCGCAGCATTAGCAGATGTAACAACTGTTACAGTTAATGCTGATGAATGATATGCTTTTACTACTGTTGAATCAAATGCTGTATTAGCATTTGCTAAGTCTGTTGGTGCTGTAAACTCACTGCCTTTTAATTTAATAATATTAGGCATCTTCGTCTCCTGCCATTTCTTGTACTGTTTCCATTGCAAACTCTACTGCTGCATCTGGATCGTTGTCAAGTAATTCGTCGTATGCTTTTAAGTTGTCTTCTGTCAAGTTATCTCTAATGAAGTCAACTGCTGCTTCGGCTGCTTCATAAACCTCAGCATCTTCACCATCTTGGTAATGTCCAGCACCAGCGTTATCATGAGTTTTATCTTTCTCAACTGTACCACTGAATACTGCTTTTTGTTCTGCTTCGTTTTTAAATGCTGGATGAAGTGTTTTTTGAATAGAGTCAACGTGCTTCTCTACAAATCTTCTTTCTGCATCAGACTTTGGATTAGCATAGTTAGAGACTGTTCCAGCTTGAAGTTCTGGATCAGGGACTAAGTCTATCTTTTTTAACTCGACTATTTGTCTAAGTGATTTCATTATTCTTCCTCTTCTTCTTCTGATTCCTCAGGTTCTATTTCTTCTTCACTTTCATCTTCAACAGGCTCTTCAATGTATTCCTGGTCTGCTTCATACTCTTCACCATCATCTTCTTCTGGTTCTAAGTCTAGCTCAGGTTGAACCTCGACGTCTTCTTCTTCGTCTTCAACTGGCTCTGGCATCTCTTGACCAAACATATCATTTGATATTTGATCTTTCATTGCTGATACTTTCTCGCCAACTTTATTTAGCAAGATATCATTTAATGCTTCACCAGCTGCATTTGGCTTGTCATCCATTGCCAAATCAACCACGTCTTTTGCTGTTGCATTATCTTCCATAATATTCTCCTATTATATTTATATATCTTACGCTTGCTCCGGAGGTGCTTCTGGGTATCCATTTGACTGTTCAGGCGGTTGTTCACCGGAATCTGGCTCCATTTCTGGTTCCATTTGCGGCATATCGTCGTTTCTTTCCTGTTCAGCCTCAGCATCAGATTCCATCTCTGCTTGCATTTCTTCAATTTAATCTTCAGTTTGTTTAAGGAGATTCTTCTTAACCCAATGAGTACTGTAGTATTTTCCTAAGTATGGATCTACGTCATTGACTGCTCCTAACTTCTCTCTGAAGATTTCTAGTTCTTTTAGTTCTGAGAAATGACTATCAGTTACATAATCATATCTCATTTCTCTTCTTAGTTTAGGCCAATCATCTGCTGTGATTATACCTTTAAGAATTAATTGTTTCTCTAAAGCAGCTTCAAATATTCTTGAGAACTTGAGTCTTATTCTTCCAATAAACTTTTGGAATTTGATCTCATCTCTTGATATCTCTGAAGCTCTACCTATAGCGAATCCAGTTTCTGCTTCTAATCTTGAAACTGGAACATTTAGTGATCTGTATAATTTCTTTTGGAAATATAGAACGTCGTCCATCTCTCCTAAGTTTTGTCCAGCTGGAAGAGTAGTGATCTCAGTACCCTTCCCGCCTTCTCTTCTTGGTAGCCAATAATCTTCTAACATTGTCATGAACTTTCTATCATCTCTGAGTTCACCTGTTGAAGCATCATACACAAGTCTGTTCTTGTGCTTGGCCATCATATCTCTTAAGTATTGTTCAGCCTTTATCTTTGGTAAATTTCCAACGTCAATATAGAATATTCTTCTCTCTGGTGCTCTGGATATTCTGTATATAACAGTTGCGTCTTCGAGTACTCTAAGTTGGTTTAAAGGTTTAATTGCTTTGTGTAAGTGTGATAATACCATTTTATTATCTTCACTCATCAAACCAGATGTGCAATGTAATATACTATCTTTAGCTATCTTTAAGCCTTGTGTAGTACCTTGAGCGGGATTAACAACTCCTGGACCACCTTTGAAACCTTTCTCGTTGTAAAGATAGTACTCTTGTTTAGTTTGATGTAATTGAATCCTATTTGGCCCTTGTCCTCTATTCTTTTTCTTGACTTGCCTTACCTTTCGGATTTTTCTAGGATCAATATATCTTAATTCTTGTATACCATTTTGGACGTTTGCTTCGTCTATGATAACGTGATAATATAATCTACCGTCGATATACCAATGTCTGAATATTTCATAAGATTGTCTTTCGAAGTCTAACAAGTCTTTGACTACATGGAATTCTTCCTGTATCTTTTTCTTGATGCTGTCTGAAACTTCTACTTGATCTAAGTCTAATTCGACTGTGTGTGATTCTGGATCATAAACTATTGATTCGTTGACTACGTCATCAATAGCATTCTCGCATTCAGGTTGCATAGCCATCTTTCTGTATCTTGTTACTAGCTCACCCTCTGTTTTAGAAGTGTGTTCTAGGTCAACATACTGGCCATATACGCCACCCTCAGCAACTACTACTGCGCCGTCGTCTTCTGATTTTGGAACGAAAGAACCCAGATCATTGTCTGTGGTTTTTCTTTTGATTTCGAAACCGAATAGTTCTGCCATGTTTACCTCATAATATATTTATAGGGGATATAGTATCCCCCATAAAAGAGATAAAGGCAACAGTTAAGTTGCCATTATCTTTAATTTCCGCCTGCGTTTCCTGTAGAACCACCAGATATTTCCCACCAGTCGTACTGGAATGTTACCTGGAATTCTTGAATAATATCAGTAGCATTCCAATCAACTTCCATCTCAGTTATGTTAACTGGGAAGATACCATTGAAGGTATATTCTCTGATTGGTACACCTGTTTTACTATATTGAATAACTTGTGCACTTGATTTATATTCTAAATCTGCTGCTGATCCAAAACCTCTTATGTTTCCTAGATGTGAGTTGATTGTTTGCATCCACTCTTCCATTGCGTTTCTGATTAAGAAGTCTTCATCATTCATGACTGTTACGTTCCACTCTGCAAATGTTCTGTCTCCAGCTATTTTGACTTTTCTTCCGAAGTATGGTATTTCAATAAAACCTAATGTTGAAGCTGGAACCTGAGAAGCCCTTACTAAGAAAGGTGTCTTAAGATCGCCAGCTGCATTTGCTGGGTTTTGAATATTAACTTGGAATAGAGTAGGTCTTGCACCACCTAGTGCTAACTGGGACCTAATTTCATTAATGTTAAATGCCATTTTGTTCTCCTATTCCTATTTATTAAAACTGACCAGTAATTTCATTGAACTCGACACCACTTCTAACCGCTACAAAGTTTAACTGAATAAAGTTAATGCTCTTAGCTGGTTTGACATAGATGTCACCAATAAATTCGTTTCTATCAATAACTTCACCTGTGTTATTTGTTTCGTCACAAACAACTCTGAAGTCTTGTATTCCTCGTCTACCTTGAATATCTCTTAAGAATGGTTCGACCAAATTCTTAAACTGTGATCTTGTAAACGCGTCATTAAATTCAAACAATGTGAATTTAGCTGCTGTAGATATTGCTTTCTCTAAGACTATGAATAATCTTCTTACGTTTATTCTATCAAATGCAGATGGCTTACCAAGTAATGTTTTATCTCCAAACAAGATTGTTCCTTGTCCTGGGAATGTAACTACTGGGTTAATATCTGATTGATATAATAGGTCTCTATCAGCTTTCTTAGGATTAAATGGAAGTTTAACTACATTCTTAACTCCACCTCTATTATATCCTGCTGGTGAGAACCATGGGTCTCTTAGAGTATCTGATCTAACTGCTAGACCAGCAATGTCTCCGTTTAATGGAACATATCTGTATACATCATTATACTTATCGTAAGCATACTTGTATCCGCTATCTATGAATGCATAAGATGAATTTGTTAATGCATTTCTATATGCTAGAATTGCATCTACTTCTCCACCAATGTTATTAACAACATCTGCATATGCTGGTGATGCAAATAACACACAGTCTTTTCTTACTTCACAAATATTTTCTATGATGTATTTTGCTAGACCTGCATCATTAGTTCCATGCATTGCTTTACCTTGTAGAATTAGACTTATGTCAACATCTTCTTCTGACTTAAATAAATCATATCCTGCTTTTAGCTCTGCTAATGAAACGCTTCCTTCTGCATCTGTATCAACACCTAACTTAAGTGAATCGTAGACTGCATTATCTGTTGTTAATGCTGCCATGTTTACAGCTGTATTA